GTTGGCAATCGCGAAGGGTTTAGGAATGCATCATTACACTATTACGCGCAAACTCGAAAAGCTGGCAGGCAAATTCGATTCAAAACAGTTCGGTAATCACCAAGACTATTTAGTCGCGCTTTAAATTTACGATACGTCGGAACTTCAGGCATGAGGCCCGACGTGGTTTCTCTTTTATTATACGTCAATCAAAAAGAAAAGAAACATCTTTTTTATGACTTCTACCGTCATTTTATATGATATATCGGAAAATTACAACGGAAAAGAGGGAAAATGTGATGAATAACCCGAAAAACTTGTCGAAAGATGTTGAAAAAATCTATAACGGTGGACTAAAGCCCTACGAAGATCCAGCAGATTATATTAAGATGTCGTCAATCAAGGCGGTGAAGTTGGGGTGATTCAAAATGCGAAAGTTGCAGCACATGCGGTTGATCGTTTGTTTGAACATTTCGGAATTGATAAAAGTCAAGGCGCTAACTGGGTACGACAAAACCTGGCGAAAGCAAAGTTTTTAACAGTAACGGAAGATGAAAACGGCAGGCCAGCTCGTATATTCGCTCGTGATGGCGTAGTGTTCGCGGTTGCAGTAGACGCAGATTTCGTATTTACAGTACATCCAGCCGGTCACGAAAACGAAAATGTACTTGCGATGAAGAAGGAAATCGAAAAATTAGCTATCCGTAAGTTAAAAGAGATTGACCGTCGAGAAAAAGCGGTGACTAGAAAGAATACGATATTGATTGCGAAAGCAGACGTTAAGTTAGCGGAATTGTCGCTTCGATTGTTACGAGCTAGAAAAGCGGAAGTGGTAAGCGAGTTAAAAGCGGAAATTAAGCAGTTAAATGTAACGAAAGAATTACTAGCGAAAGAAATTGCGGAAATCAAGCAGAGTAAAAAGCATATCGCTAAAGGAGTCGCGTTGTATGTCTGAGTTTATAATTCCGTTGATACCCGTCGGGGCATTTTTCGTAGGGATGTACGTCATCATATATCGCGATTTAAAACGAAAAGACGCATAGCGGGTGGGCTATACGTCAGCAAAAATTACTACACAACTAGGTTTATAACGTATCAAATTAATAGCGGAATGTCAAGGCGATCAAAGCATCGCCCGTCCGTCGGAGAGCACGTGCAGACAGTCGTTTAGTAAATCTGTCGCCTCGACAAGCCTAGCGCTGTTGTGGTATCGGCTGTAGACATGCGTGCTTTACGACGGGCGTGGGAAGTATGAGGGCGGAACAGGCAGCCGCCACGCTTGACCGGTAATATGCGAATCTGCGGATTTGACGGTCGAGTCTTTAAAACAGCGTAAAAGCTAAGAGATGCGAGGTGCCAACTCGCCATACAGTCCGGCGCTCGGACAAATTAACGGGAAAAGGGAGCGGATTAAATGAGTCAATTTAAATTAGGCGCAGATGCGTTAGGTGTTTTATCCAATAACGGAAGCGAAGGCAAAACGTTATTAAACAACGATTTCGCTAAGTTCGGAGTCGGTACTACGTATAAGGTTCGCTGTGTCAGTGCTCAAGATGTGATGGGTTATGTGGGATATGGCATCTATAAGAAGGTTAATACGTTTGTGGCGAAGGATCCGTCTGAACGAAATGAGAAGGGATTTGTTACAGGAAATCCGACTGCGTGGGATAAGGCTTCTCAGTACTACTTTGATAAAGGTCGCGAAGCTAAAGAGAACGGCGCCAGTGAAAAGGAAGTCAAAGATTTGTGGCAAGAAGCTGGAAAATACAGTGGTAAGCAGCGATTTGTTTTCGGGTTCGTTGATTTAGAAGCTGGAAAAGAGATTCTCATTGACTTAACGAAACAACAAGCGCAAGGTGTTCACGCTACTATTGCGAAGTACGAGAAGAAACTCGGCAAGCTGGCATTCGAATTGACGAAAACCAATGCGACCGGGTTAGCGAAAGATACAAAAGTCGCTCTTACTCCGATTATTGACTTCGATGAGGACTTAACCGACAAAGAGAAAGAGAATTTCGCTAAGTTTAACGAAAAGGAATTCAACGCTCAGTTATTCGAAGGTCTTCTATTTGAGGCGGATGAGAAGACGCAGAAAGAAAATCTAGTCGCAGCTGGATTCGATTTAAACTTAATCGGACTTACTATTGACGCTGACACGGGCGGAAACGATTCCGATTTCGCGTCCAATAACGAAGTAAAAGCGGAAGATTACCCATTCTAAGGAGGCGGACGTATGGCGCACGAAACAGTCGATAAAGGCGCTCACTCCGAGCTCCTCGCACAAACAGCGTTGATTGCTAACGGCTACACTATCGCCAAGCCAGTAACGCCCGAGCCTGCGGACTTGTGGGTAACGGCGCCTGGCGATGACTCAACGCTAATCAAAATTCAGGTCAAAACGGCACGACGACGGCTCGATCGCGAAGGTCAGGTCGTTGTCTACGCCAAGAAAAATAACGGAACCACTTATACGTTAAGCGATTGTTCGTTTCTAATCGGAATTTTAGATAACGAGGTTTATATGTTCCCGAATCGAGAAATCGGCGAGTACTGGACTACGGAAGATAAGCTAGCGGAAAAGTGGACGCATTTACCGATAAATTTCAGTCGGGAGGTAGGCGCATGACATTAGCCGCAATCTGCAACGAATGCAACGCAGAACTAAACGAAGGCCAATCGGCATTCTACGATGACAAACGCGAAGTCCACTACTGTAATCAGAGTTGTTTCGTTGAGTGGGCGAGGGACAACGTCGACATGCTTGCTTACGGATATAAAAAGGAAAATTGCGGAAGGGTGGATTTGTAATGGCTAAAACGGTTGATATGTTCTTTTCGATAGCGCTGGCGTTCTTTTCTAGTTACGTCTTTATGCGGCTGTTTAATTGGTTTCCGTCAGAGATATTCGGATTAGCAACGTTAAATTACGCAGAAGCATTCGGGCTTTCGTTATTCCTCGGCTATATTACGATGAAGGCTACAAAAGAGCAATTCGAAACGAGTGACGAAGAAAAATTAATGTTAACACTTACGATGATTGTTGCGAACTTATGCGTACTAGGTATAGGCGCAATTGTTCATTCGTTCATGTAATCGGAGGTGATTCGACTTGCAACAATTAAATCTACGATTAAAACTAAACGGAGACTCAGCGGACAACGAAACCGCCAGAGAAGACGCTAAGGCACGCGTCAAGCAGGCAAGCGAGCGCAAAGTTGCAGCGACTGAATCGTTAGATGAGGCGTGGCAGCGAATTCTATCGATGAAAAACTCCGATGCTGACCAAGCGAAACTACTCGAAGTCAAACAGGCAATGGCTTCGGGTAAGGTCGGCAGGAATCCGGCGGATGTGAAAAAGCGATTCTCGAAGGCGGAGGCGTTAAGGATATACAAGGACCTTGCGGAAAGTCAGCGCGAGGAAAAGTTAGCGGAGTTAGTGGCGAAGACTCCGGAGAATTACGTGCTAGTGTCAACGCGTTCTGACATTGACGCTTTAATCGCAGACTTACAAACGGCTGACTTAATCGGCCTTGACTGCGAAACATTCGGCGAAGATAATGGTGCGCTAGATCCCTGGCGCGGTAATATGGCGGGATTTTCAGTATCGACGAGGCAACGTCATTACTACGTTCCGTTAAATCACGAAGAAACACCGGAAGGATTAATTGGCGTTGACATTATCGGACTACTAAAACCGCACCTGGAACGAGTTAAAACGGTGATGCATAACGCTCCTTTCGACTGTAAATGGTTCTACGTAAAGTACGGCGTTAACTTGGTCGATAACTTGCACGCTGATACACGGATCATGGCGATGGCGTTCGACGAAAACCGGTCGCATCGATTGAAGGACTTGATTACCGATTGGCTTCGAAAACCAAGCGATAACTTCGATCAGTTGTTTCCGAATACGCAGTTTAACAAGATTCCGTTAGACGTGGCGTTACCTTACGCTGCAGGTGATACGGAGAAAACGTTAATGCTTTACGATTGGATATCGAAATTCTACAGCAAGAGCGACGACTTGAAGCAGATTCAGCGACTCGTATTCGAGATTGAAATGCCGGTTTGTCGTCAGTTTATCTGGTCGGACATTCGCGGAATCAAATTCGATAAAGACGCGGCAAGCACTATCGATGAAAAACTGGCGAAGGAAGAATCGGAACTAATCGCTGAGATAACAGAAATGTTCGGCGAGGAAATTAACTTAAACAGTCCGGTTCAACTGAAGCGAAAGTTATTCGTTGATTTAAAGCTTCCGGATTTAGAGAAAGGATCTACCGGAGTTAAGGCGTTGAAGAAAATTAAAAACGCTCATCCAGTCGTTTCTAAGATGCTCGAATATCGCGAAGTAGGTAAGCTACGCCAAGCATTTACGCAGAAGCTACCGAAAGAGGTTAAGAGCGACGGTCGAATCCATCCGTGGCACAATACGCTAGGAGCCGCGACTGGGCGATTTACTTGTTCGAATCCGAATACGCAGCAGATACCAGCTAAACGTCCAGAAATACGTCAACTGTTCTTATCGTCAAGCCAGGACCGCATTCTAGTATCAATAGATTACAGCCAAATCGAATTACGCGTACTTGCGCATCTCGCTAACGAAAAGGAACTAATCAAGGCGTTTAAGGAAGGGCTCGACATTCACTCGATGACAGCTTCGATGATTAGCGCAGGTAAGTTTACGTATGAAGACATCGAGAAGGACAAAGAAACGCAGGGCTCACCGCAGCAGAAGTTTCGTAAGCAGGCGAAGGTAGTTAACTTCGGAATCGTATACGGAATGAGTGCGGCTGGCCTTTCTAATACGCTTGAAATCACGAAGGAAGAGGCACAGGAAATTATCGACAACTACTTCAAAGGTTATCCGGGCATCAAACGTTATATGGACGAACAGAAACGCCTAGCTCGCAAACAAGGCTACGTTACTGATTTATTCGGACGTAAACGTAGACTGAATTCCGATTACCAATCGAAGGACCGATTCCAACATTTTAGAGCGGATCGTATGGCTGGTAACTTTCCGGTGCAGGCAAGCGCTGGGTCAATTCTGAAAAAGGCTATCGTTGATTTGCAGCCGGTGTTGAAGGAAACAGACGCTTCGATACTACTCCAAGTACACGATGAGCTCGTTATAGAATGTCCCGCAGATATCCCGAAAAGCGAGTTATACCGTATCAAAGAGACGATGGAGCAGGCGGTTACAATGATCGTTCCAGTTCGATGCGACGTAGAAATAAATCCGATACGTTGGTTTGACAAAGTAGAAGAAGATGAATGGTTCGAAAAACTAAAGGGGGCTATTTAAATGATCGAAATTAAAGTGCTGACTAAAAACAACTGCCGTTATTGCGGGCCTACTAAGCTATTTTTATCGGAACAGGAAACGGTGTTAACTAACGTAAATATCGAATACACAAACATCGACACGGTACTGCCAGAAGTTCGCGAAACAATCATTGATAAGTTCCGAATGCAGCAAGCGCCTCTAATCGTATTCTTACGAAATGGCCACGAAATGGCACGTACAAGCGGACCGACAGCGATAGAGGAGTTTGAGGACGCATTAGAATACGCGAGAACGGCGAAATGACTCGCATACTAAACTTCGCAATACTTACAACCACATTCTATTTCGTAGCGCCTTACGTGCTTGACGTAGAGATTGCGTTCACAAAGGCGGTAGCTGCAGCGTCACTACTGCTGATTGTGGCGGAAGTATTGCATAAGCCAGCGGAGGTTATCTTTTATTCAGTAGACAAAAACGAGGGGGAACCGGAATGACTAAATACGCGAAGCAGTTTACGGAAATGATTAATAGATTTAACGAATATCCCGAACCGTGGGACGACGGGCTGAAGTTGTTAATGGCGCAGCAAGCCTACGAGATTACGAAGAACCCGCGTAAAGTTAGTTACTACGGAACGTATTTCAGTCCGAGTAGCGCCGGAAGCTGTCCGCGTGAATTATATATGAAACTTCGAAAGGCTAAGAAGGATAAAGTTACGAAACCGAATCACCAGTCGCAGTGGCAGAAACTCGGAACGGCAATCGGGGATATTGTACAGACTGACGTACTTAAAATTGAGCGCTACTACAAAAAACTTACGGGAGAGAATCCGCCTTTCATTCCGACACGTACCGAAGAAGGTTATCCGTTTTGGGAGGAATTCGCGCAGAAACAACATAAAGTCGAGCACAACGGGCAAGTGTTTGACTTAATCGGACAGCCGGATGGTGTATTGGTAAGCACCGAAACAGGCGAACGTATTGGACTCGAAGTGAAGAGCAAGCAGACACGTAACGGCGTCAAGAAGCTTACGTCAGCAGATCCGAAGCATAAAAAGCAATGTATCATCTACTCGATTATGTATGGAGTTGATAGTTATATCATTACGTATGTTAGCGCCGTAAAAGACAACTGGGCGGAAAGTGCGCCAGTAGTTAAATCGTTTGACGTGAAAATAACGGAGGAAGATCGCAAGCAGCTTCTCGATTATTTCGCTGACTTAGTACGCCGAGCAAAAGAAGGTAATCCGCCAGCACTTAACGTAGAAGGCTGGACGTTCAATAACTTTAAAACGGCTTGCGCGAAAGACTTAAGCGCCGAGGAATATGAAGAACTGAAACAACAGGCGAAACTAGCGCTTAAATCAAACATGCCGGATTTCAAAAAGCAAGCGTATTTGGATGCGTGGGAATTCATTACGGATGTGCGAGAAGGTGAGAGCGCATGAGAATCCTCGCATTCGATATCTCGCTAAATCTTCCCGGAGTCGCAGTCGTTGAAGTGCGGAAAGGCAAGCCGAAAGTAGTCGCAGTAGGTCACGTCAAAACTAGCGCCAAAGATAACTATGCAGCCAGAACGAAGCATATCGAAAGCTACATGCACTTGTTTATTCGCGAGCATGGTCCGTATGACGCAATCGTTCGTGAGGCGTATGCTGGTAAGATGCCGAATATCAACTACGCAATCTTCTCCGGCTGGAATGCCTGCGATCGTGCGTTAAATGACTTCGGTCTTGCGGTCACGGAAAAGGCGCTCGGCCAGGCGGAAGTGAAGAAGCTAGTCGTCGGAAAAGGAAAGGCGGAAAAAGAGGAAGTCGCGGAGGCTGTGCGGGAATGGACCGGATATGATGGACCGTTTGCGACTAGCGATGAAAGTGATGCGGTTGCGATTGCATTAGCGTATTTAATTCGTGAAGGAGTGATTGAACGGTGAAACATACGTTAGGTGAATTATATAACATGAAACACCGCCAAGAGAAATCGCTGCAGGATAACGAATACGACATCATACGAGCAGAGCGAAAGGTAATCGAAAAGAAAAAGGAACGCGAGGAAATACTGAAGGGTTTAGCGGATACGAACGAATTAATCCGGCGAGAAGAAGCGAACGAAGAATGATCGTCGTTTACTATTCGCTAACCGGTAACATTCCACGCTTTCTATCGAAGTGCGATATCGGCGGCCAGTCAATCGAATTAACCGAGACGGTCGACCAACCATTCATACTCGTAACAAATACGCTAGGATTCGGCGAGGTGCCTACGCCTGTCAGCCGATTCTTAGCACGCAATTATAAATACTTAACCGCGGTGGCGGCGAGTGGCAATCGTAACTGGGGCAAGAACTTCGCCCGCGCTGCCGACCGTATTGCAGACGAATATAACGTACCGATCATACACAAATTCGAACTAAGCGGAACGGACGACGACGTAAAACTATTCACGGAGAGGATGAGCGCGATTGAGTAAGCATATCGAATTAAATAACGAGGTTAAACAACGAGGAGCAGACGGGTTTTATCAGTTAGAAAAGGACGCTGAAGCAGTCGAGGTATTCATGCGAGAAGTAGCGGAAAAGTACGTTTATTTTCCTAGCGTAACAGAGCGTGTGAAATGGTTAATCGAAAATAACTACTACGAAGACTTCTACGCAATGTACAGCGAAGAGGAAGTCGAAGCGTTGTTCAAACAGGCGTACGATTACAAATTCCAGTTTCAGTCGTACATGGCAGCGTCGAAGTTTTACAAGGATTATGCGATGCGCACGAACGATAAGAAACGTTACTACGAACATTATGAAGATCGAGTAGTCGCTACGGCTTTATATCTCGGTCAAGGTAAGTTCGCCAAAGCTTCCGAATACGTAGCGGCGATGATGGAACAACGTTATCAGCCGGCAACTCCTACGTTCTTAAATAGCGGAAAGGCTCGTCGCGGTGAATTAGTTTCGTGTTTCTTACTTGAAGCGGACGATTCGTTAAACTCGATTAACTATACGATTGGCACTACGAAACAGTTATCTAAGTTAGGCGGAGGAATTGCGATAAATCTTTCGAAGATTCGTTCGCGTGGTGAGGCGATTAAGGGTATTGAAGATAATGCGAAAGGGGTCGTGCCAGTAGCGAAGCAATTAGAGCTAGGCGTTAACTATGCAGATCAACTTGGACAACGCCCCAGGCGCAGCTGCAGCGTATTTAAACGTTCATCACTGGGATGTGCTTGAATTCCTAGACACGAAGAAGATTAACGCATCTGAGGATATCCGTCTTAAAACATTATCTATCGGCCTAGTATTGACAGGAAAGTTCTTCGAGTTAGCCGAAAAAGGAGAGCCGTTCTACATGTTCGCTCCTTACACAGTATTTAAGGAATACGGACATCACCTTGACGATATGGACATCGAAGTTATGTACGATAAATTAGTAGCGAATGAGAACGTGAAAAAGAAGTCGTTTGATGCTCGCGATATGTTAAATAAAATCGCACAGACGCAGTTACAGTCAGGCTATCCGTATCTAATGTTCAAAGATAACGCTAATAAAAAACACGCGCTAAAAGATGTCGGACAGATTAAACAATCAAATCTCTGCACCGAAATTTTCGAACTGCAGGAAACGTCAGTTATTAACGACTACGATACACCAGACGAAATCAAACGCGATATCTCTTGTAATCTCGGATCTCTTAATATCGTAAATGTAATGGAGTCCGGAAAGATACGCGAATCAGTTCATACGGGAATGGAAGCTATTACGATGGTTTCTGATTTAACGTATATCGCTAACGCACCAGGCGTACGTAAAGCCAACGAAGAACTTCACAGCGTAGGACTTGGAGCAATGAACCTTCACGGATTCTTAGCGAAAAACGGAATCGGGTATGAAAGCGGAATTGCACGCGACTTCGCCCGCACGTTCTTTATGCTCGTAAATTACTATTCGATTGAAAAGTCGATGTTGATTGCGAAAGACCGCGGCGAAGTATTCAAGGATTTCGATAAGTCCGATTACGCAAGCGGTGAATATTTTGCGCAGTATCTAGCGGAAGACTTCTCACCAAAAACGGAAAAGGTGAAAGAGTTATTCGCTGGAATGGACGTTCCTGGTCCGAAAGAATGGGCGGAATTAATGGCGCAGGTTCAAGAGCACGGTTTATATAACGCCTATAGACTAGCGACTGCACCTACGCAATCAATCTCGTATATTCAGAACGCGACGAGCTCCGTAATGCCTATCGTCGACATGATTGAGCGCAGAACTTACGGAAATGCTGAAACGTTCTATCCGATGCCTTTCTTATCAGCGAAAACGCAGTGGTTCTATAAATCGGCGTTTAGCGTGAATCAATACCGCCTTATCGATATGATTGCGGAAATTCAGCGACACGTCGATCAAGGTATCTCGACAATCTTATTCGTAAGCAGCGACATTAGTACGCGTGAACTCGCTCGCTATTACGTATATGCGCACAAAAAAGGACTTAAATCGCTTTATTATACACGTAACAAACGATTAGACATTAGCGAATGCACTAGCTGCTCGGTTTAATAACGAAGGAGGGCGAATAGATGACAAACTTTAAAGCCGCAAACTGGAACGCAAAAGGGCACGACACAGCACTAACGTATTGGAATCAGAACATCGCACAATTCTGGACGGAAGAAGAGTTCAGCGTCGAAAAGGATCTCGGCGCTTGGGATTCGCTTACCGACGTAGAACGCGACGTATATAAGAAAGTACTCGCCGGACTTACGTTATTAGATACGCGCCAAGCTAGCGAAGGAATGCCATTAATTTCGCTGCATATTCGCGACGAGCAAAGTAAGGCAGTTTTATCGTTTATGGGAATGATGGAGCATATTCACGCTAAATCTTATTCACATATCTTTACGACATTACTACCTTCGCAAGAAACCGACTTTCTCCTTAACGGATGGGTAGCGCAACAACCACACCTACAACGAAAAGCCGATACGGTAGTTAGTTATTACGAAGAGTTGTTCCGCCCGCGTGTTCGTCCTTACACGTTATATATGGCGCTAGTACATTCCGTGTTTCTTGAATCGTTCTTATTCTACAGCGGATTTTACTTTCCGGTATATCTCGCAGGTCAAGGCCGCATGATCGCCAGCGGAGAAATCATTCGTAAGATTATTATGGACGAAAGTATTCACGGATCCTACGTCGGATTGAAGGCGCAGGAATTACGCCAACAACTAACGGATGTTGAGCGAGAAGCAGCCGATCGTGAGATGTATACGTCTTTAGAAGCGTTGTTCAAGAACGAAGAAGCTTATACGCATGAGATTTACGGAAAGCTCGGCATTGCTAGCGATGTAATAGAGTACGTGAAGTACAACGCTAACCGTGCGCTACAGAATCTCGGGTTTGAGCCGTTCTTTGAGCACGCGCCAGTTAATCCGATTGTACTTAACGGTTTAGATACCGAAACAAAGAACCACGACTTCTTCTCGACTAAAGGCGACGGCTATACGATTTCGCTTAACGTTGAGACGTTGCGTGACGAAGATTTCAATTTCGATAACGTATAAAAACAGGTCCGGCAGAAATGTCGGGCTAATTTTTTACATAAAAGTATTTACAAAGTAATTACAATGTAATAATATATTACTCGTAAGGTAAAAAGTTACTAAACAACTAAAATTAAGGGAGATGTTAGAATGGGGATTGCAACATTTTTTACTTCTAAAACTTTTATCGGAGTTATGGCTGGCGCAGGAGTTATCGGAGGATTAGCGTGGACGGGTGGCGACGCAATCAACAACGCAAAACAAACGTTAGGTGGATTAGGCGATAAAATCGTCGGCTATGAATCTTCGGAAAATGCGTTAGTATCGAAAATCAACTCGTTAAAGAAGGCGGCTGACGAAAAGATCGTTGCAGCTAACGGAGTAATCTCCGGCAAGAATGGCGAAATCACTAAATTAAGCGGCGACAACACAGCGCTTAAATCTAACGTTGACCAATTATCGAAAGATATCGCGGCTAACCTAGCGCAATTAGAAGACGTAAAGGGGCAACTAACGGCTAAAAACGGCGAATTAGAAGCTTCGAAAGGTCAAGCGGCAGCACTTAAAGCGGAACTAGACGATAAAATCGCATCACTAAAAGTGGCGCAAGAAAGTATCGCAACGCTTTCGGCTCAAATCGACCAACTATCGAAAGATAAATCGGCTCTTACGAATCAAAACGCAGAGTTAAGCGCAGCAAAAGACGCATTAGCGAAAGAGAATGCGAAATTGAAAGACGATATTGCTTGGGGCGTAAACAAGGCGAAGGAAGTCGATAAGCAAGTGAAGGGCTTAGAAGGCGAAATCACTAAAGCGAACGACCAGGCGGCTGACCTAGACGTTAAAACTAACGAAGTAAAGTTGAACACTGACGCAGCAAAACCGATGACGCAGGCGGAAGTAGACGCAATTGATACGAATACTACTGACGTAGCGCAATAACTAAAATGAAACGAAGCAGCGGCGATTAAAGGCCCCTGCTCGATAAATACTTTTCAACGGCATCTTTTACGAGGCGATCAAATCGATTGTCTTCCGTAAGAGGTGCCGTTTTTGCGTTGCGTATAATTATCTCCTTCGTTACTGAGTCGATACTGACTTCGGCGTCATCGCCTGCGGAAAGGCCGAGCTCGTTGAGGAATTCCAGCGGTAAATAGATTGCATGTGAATTGCCTTGACGTCGGATCTTTTTATTTACCATACGAAACACTCCTTTCGTTAATTTTATTTTACACGATTTTGTGCGAAGTTAAAATACGCTTCGTAATGTTAAGTGTAAGGCGCAGTAAACAATCGAATGGAGGCGAACGCAATGCCATTACCGAAGGATAACTTACTATTCGGATTTGAACCGAAACTAACGAACGAACAACGTGCTTATGTCGATTCTATTTTCGACAATCAGTTAACGATAGTCAATGCGAAGAGTGGTAGCGGTAAGACTACACTCGCAGTCGCTTGCGCCAAGATTATCGGAAAGCCTCTCGTATACATTTTCGCACCTGTTGAAGAGAAGCGAATGGGATTCCGTCCAGGCAATCAACCGGAGAAGGAAAAGGAATATTTAACTCCGTTGAAGGATGCGCTGTTAGAAATCGCAGAGGTTCCCGAAAAGGTAATCTACAACGAAGAGAATGTCGAGGCGCTTAAAGCGGGCCACGTTTGGGTTTATCCGATGTCGCATACGTTTGCTCGCGGTATCAACTTGAAAGATAAGACGGTTGTAATCGCGGAGAGTCAGAACTTTACAAAAGGCGACCTGAAGAAGATACTAACACGAATTCACGATAGTTGTACCGTTGTTATGGAAGGCCATGTCGGACAATGCGATTTACCTGACGAAAGCAAAAGCGGATTCGCACCGTATATCGATCACTTCGAAGGTGAGGAATATTGCAACGTTGTAAAACTAAGCGTTAACTTCCGAGGTAAACTCGCTCAACATGCGGATAACTTAAACTAGTGAGGAGGACGACAGCATGAAATACATCGCAGTCACAATCGCAGGCTTAACCGTAGGCACGACGTTAGGTTTCGTTATGAAATTCTTGTTTGAGTATACGTTTTGTAAATGACGAAGAGGAGGCGAAGTAAATGGCTTATAATCCGTTAAAACAAATCGATAAGCACGAATTGGATTATACGACAGGTAAGATACGAGTAGTAGACGACGGCAGCACAACGGTCATCTATTTACAAACGGATAACGGAGACGTTGTCGTATTGAATATCATCGAGGCTGACTGGCGATGAAACGCACGCTAATCGCAGTCGTTGTCGGAGGCGTAATCGGAAGCACAATCGTTTTCAACGCTAACCACACCGCGCCAGCAGAGCCGCAACCAATCGTCCACTCCGTTGTACTTCACGAAGAAACAATCGTCAACGCACTAACGGAATCAGCGCAGCTCGTCACGCTAACAGGCAAAGCGGAAAAGACGGAGCGCTATTCGGATAGTCGTTGGTACGGAAAACAGGAGGCGATGGTTAACGTCCGTGGCACGTTCAAGCTCGGCGTCAATACGAAAGATATCGAAATCAGCACCGTAGGCAATGTCGTAAAGGTAACGCTACCGCAGCCGAAGCTAATCGCCCTATCACTGCCATATGACAACATGACAATTACGAACGATAGCGGGCTATGGCGAAAGGACGTCGATGAGGCGAAGTTAAAGGCGTTATACAGCGAAGCCAAGTCGGAAATCAAGGCGGACATTGCTAACGATAAGCGGGCGCAGGATAAGGCGGAGGTGAGCGCGGAGAAGGCGGTTGAGTCGCTGATATTGAAGATAAACGGAGTGGAAGCCGTAAAATTTGTTCGCTAATAAATTATAAATCGGAGGGATTACGATATGAAAAATTTACTGTTAGGCGGTTTATTCGCAATATCGTTCGTTGCTATTTCGTATTTATTCGGACACGATCCGTCGTTGCTTGAATGTTTCTTATTCGGAGTAATAGCGAGCTTATTAGCGGACGTGGTTCTCGATGACTAAATATGACCCTCGCATAGAAGGCGCCGGCCATCACTTATGTCACGTATTAGGCGAAAACAGAGGCGCTCCAATGTCGCCGAAAGATCGCCACGATATATTCTTTACGGTTCGTCGAGTTGCCGCATACTGGAAAAACGACGAGGACCGACGCAACAAAGAAGCGACTATACGAAATTTTAACGAAGTCAGGCAGTGGGTTAAACGCAACCAGCCCGACAATGCACCGTTAATGGAAGCAATCGAAAAATTAATGAACGGAGGAAGTATACGATGAAACGACAATTTGAACAAGTTAAGGAATTCCAAACGAAATTTAATCAACCGGTTGCCGAGCGACCTACTACGATGCCATTCGCACGAAGAGAACAGCGCTTCGGCTACATGGCGGAAGAGTTAGACGAATTCATTCACGCTAAAACAGTCGTTGACCAAGCGGACGCGATGATCGATTTAATTTATTTAGCGATTGGCACACTCGTAGAATTAGGCGTTGAACCTACACCGTTATTCGATATCGTCCAGAAGGCGAATATGTCGAAGCTATGGCCTGACGGCAAGGTCCATACGAATCCGGAAACGGGTAAGGTTATGAAGCCGCCGACGTTTGTGCGTCCGGAGCCGTTGTTGGAAGCGGAGATTAAGAGACAAGCGAAGGAGGCGGAATGATGAACGAAATGATTAACGTACTCGATAAAGGATATGTCAGACTAACTAACGTAATGGGCAGCGACCTTACAGTCGTAAATAGCGCACGCGTCAGCTACGACAAGGAATCGACTGAACTTACCGAAGGAGATACTCGTTTAATTAAATACTTAGCCCGCGAAGGCCATACATCACCGTTTAGACATGCGATGCTGCAATTCGAAGTTTACTCGCCGTTAATGGTAGCGCGTCAACATTTCAAATATATCGTAGGATCGTCAATTCAAGAATCTTCCGGAGATAACATGACCGCCTGGAACGAAAGTAGTCGTCGTTATGTAACGGAGGAGCCAGCGTTTTATATTCCGAATCCGGACGAATGGAGAAGCGCGCCAGACAATTCGAAGCAAGGTAGCGGCGGTCCTTTGATGGATAAACTCGAATATCACGAAATGGGCGAACTTCAACACGTATATGAAAAGCACGTCGAAGAGTCGATGCGATTATACGAGAAATCTATCGAACTTGGTATGGCGCCAGAACAAGCACGCATATTCTTACCAGCTTACGGAATGTATGTCCGATATTACTGGACTGCATCGCTACAGTCAGTCGCTCACTTCTTAAATCAACGCCTAGCACACGATAGCCAAGTCGAAATACAAGAATACGCAAAGGCTGTTTATGAATTAGTTAAGCCGCATTTCCCGGTATCAATTAACGAGTTAGTAAAAGAGGAGGCGTAAATAGATGAAAATTCGAATTGTAAAAGCTTGTTACCCGACAGTATGGTACGCAAATAAAATCGGTGAGGTATTCGATGCAACTGATTGCGGTACTCAATACCTTCTCGATAAATCACTAAGCGCGGTTTACAAAGAAGACTGCGAAGAAGTCATCGAACACAACTCGCAACTATACCGCAAAGTTGACCGCCCAGTACGAGAAGGCGATACGGTGCTGATTACAGAGTTTGACGGAAACTTAATTAACGAAGTTAGGATCGTAGATAGACTGTATTACTTTAACGGTAGGAACGACGGAAGCTTATGGATAGACGAAAAGATATACGATGAGGACTTTCTCGATACTCACTCCGATAAATACGTGATTATTGAATTAATCGAACAACCGGTCCAACCGTCCGCACCTTCCTACGTAGAAGTCAGCGAGTTATTATACGAAGCGAAAGGCGAACCGAAGGAGGAATCGGATTTGATTATTCACAACGGAAAGCAATACTGCAAGGTCAAGCGCAAAGCAGTCGCCAGTGAGTTGGTTATCGGCATCGACCAAGAAGACTACATCGCAAGTGTTGACGGATACATTGTCGGAAACGTATATATGGTAACTAGATTAACCGAAGAGAGTGACGGAACTATTAAATACAACGTAGACGACATGTTTAGTGACGGTACTCCGTTGTTCTTATACGAAAGTGAATTCAACGTATTAGAACTCGTTGAACAATCTAGTCAAGACGAATTATTAACCGTTAATGATTTACTCGCAAATCTTGCGCAGGAAGTTGCGGAGCTAAAACGTGAGCTACATCGCATAGAAAGCACCGTCCTCGACCACGTAATCGACATCGCCGACTTAGAAGATCGCGTAGATGAGAACGAAAAGGATGTCGAGGAAGTTATCGGACGTATTAACGACTTAGGCGACGGGGCGGAGGTTACTGCATTTGTACCGGTCGAAGTCATCAAAAAGGTAGTTTCGGAACTAGTGTCTATGGAAAACGAAATGTTTCAGAAACGTAACGAAAATGAAGGTCGATATCAGCGTGCGGCGATTACTTACCACGGAGAGGCTATCGGAATTGGATTAGCGATAGATAAAATCAATAAGGCGTTACGAAATGATTAGTATCGCCATATTCGCAATAATAAGCGGAGTTTCTATCGGATTATTAATCTGGTATCTGTCGGTATTAATGCAACGAATAGAAGGAGGAAGAAATCGATGACTAAATGCACATGCCAACAACCGGTTAAAATCGCCATCTGTGGCCCGTTAAGAAGCGGAAAGGATATGGCGACTGCTTACCTGTCGCTGTTCTACGGCTTCACACCGTATGCATTCGGCGACTCACTTAAAGCGTTCTTATTCGAAATATTCCCGAACGTACCACGCGAACCTAAACCGCGTTATTTACTACAGCGCTTCGGTCAGATCATGCGCGAGATTGACGAAAACGTATGGCTAGACGCTTGCTTGCGGAAGATTGAACGCAACAACGATTCGCTAGTCCTTATCAGCGACTTACGACAGCCAAACGAATATGAGCGATTGAAAGCGGAAGGCTACGTTATTATCCGCATCCAAGCAGACTTAGAAACACGCGTCAGACGGGCGATTGAAGCGGGCGATGACTTTAGCGCTGACGACTTAACGCACGAAACCGAAACGAACCTTGACAAATTCGACGCAGACTACTGCGTTGAGAATAATACGACACCGGATTTTTGCTACGATGAACTGGACGCTATCATGTTCGACTTAGGCGTAGAGAAAGCGGTGCGAGGGGAATAAACGTCAATGAACGGTAAATTTAATATACTAACTTAGGCGACTGTTCTCGATTGAGGCGGTCGCTTTTTTATTCGAAACGGAGGCGGTTACATGATACCGAATCATTACGGACACGGCTTACGGAACGACGAAAAGCCCTACGCTCACAAAATACCTGACGGCGGCAACTGGCGGGATTTAGACGATGATGAGCAGCGGGCATTTATGAAAGGGTCGTATTACAGCGGTGGAGGCAGAACGATGTATCTTCGAAAGTTGGCGTGGGATGAACCGGCGCTAACAATTCTAGCGTCACCACTGGCGAAGGCATCGTGTCAGTTACATCCGACTGAACTAATCGAAAGGGGCGATTTTATGAATTACGACGTTACACCGCAATTAGAAGCGAACGGACTAACGGTGTTGGAGCTATTCTGCGGCGGAGGGCTTGGTGCGATCGGTTTCAAGTCGGCAGGCTACGAGATTGTTAAGGCGCTAGACTTCGATAAGAATGCGGTAAAGGCATACCGACATAACTTCGGAGATCACGTAGAACAAGCGGATATTAATTCGGTGGATACAGGCAGTCTACCGAATACAGACGTAATCTTCGGCGGACCACCTTGTCAGGACTTTTCGGTCGCAGGTAAAGGGCAAGGCGAAAATGGTGAGCGCGGTAAACTCGTCTATCGTTACTTAGAAATCATCGAAGAAAAACGGCCGAAAGCATTCGTATTCGAAAACGTAAAGGGTTTAATTTCGAAGAAGCACCGACCGACATTTGACGTATTACTCACGAAATTTAACGAAATAGGCTACGAGGTTAGTTGGCAGCTAATCAACGCCTGGGATTACGGAGTAGCGCAAAAGCGTGAGCGGGTGTTTATCGTAGGTATTCGAAAGGATCTCGGATTTACCTTCGAATTTCCAACGACAAATGAAGCGGAGTACAGAACGAAAATATTGCGTGATGTAATCGGCGACTTACTGGAACCAACGATCGACCAACGCAACCCACAAGACGGCAAGTACTCATCGCAGTATCTATCGCGTAACAGAATCGTCAGTCATGATGACGCTGCTTACACAGTATTAACTAGTCCGCGCGATGCTTCGATTCATCCAGGCGCAGGTGATTTCACGATGGACGACGTTAGAGCAGGAGAAATCGAGCCACGACGCTTTACACTGCGCGAGTGTATGCGAATTCAATCCGTGCCCGACTGGTACGTGTTGCCGGAAGACCTGCCGTTATCCGCACAATACCGCATTGTAGGCAACGGAATCGCATCGAAAGTGGCTTATGTGATCGGCAAATCACTGGCGGAACAACTTATCGAAAAAGGAGGCGTTTGATATGGGCGCAGTAAAATCCGACTTAACAGCGCGAGAACGCGCATTAGAAGAGTCGTATCCGGCGCTAAACACGGCGGCAGGCATCAAACGTTTATTGGCGGAACGAGGCGCGCTAGAACTACGCCAATACGCCGGCGATTACGACGCAGTACTAATGCTTATCGATTTAACAACGGCAATTACAGCGGCAAAGCTAACCGACCGGCAATCGGAAGCTCTACGCCTGGTATATACGCAAGACCTAACGCAAGAGGATGCGGCGCGACAGGCAGGCGTCGCCAGAACAACGTTAGTAGGACATATCGACGTGGCAGTCGAGAAGATAGCGGCAGTTTACGAATACTGGGGATGGCATGGCGAAGGGTATTCGTTAGACGCGATTCAAAACGAAATTGGAGGCGATGGGGAATGAAATTAGCGTTAATAACGTGCGTAAAGACAGTCGTATTGAAACCTACGGGAACTACGGCGTTTATAGAAGGTGAAAAGTATCCGGCAGCTATTTATAAATCGAAAATTATATCTGTGAATATAAACGGAGACAAACACATCGTATCGGACGGAAATGGTATTAACGGCGATTGGTTTAGCGAACATTTCGAAATTACTTTAACAGAAAACGGAGGGAATTAACGATGACTAACGACTTCAAATTCACATTCAGCGCAAACCACAAGGCGGAACTAATCGCGTATGTAGAACGAATCATCGAAACGACTAAGGCGCAGGTACAGGCGAAGAGGGACTTCGTTAAGGAGTCCCGAGAACTCTATTACAACGATAACACGGAAGCGGCGCAACAATACGTAGATAATATCGCTAATATTAAATTCGCCGACAATCTCGCTAATCGTGACCTACGCATGCAAATCGTAGAGGATCTGACGGAGCAATATCGCGAAGCAGCGGGCGACTGGCCTGACGCTAAGACACTCGAAAAGTTAACCGACGCCATTCTTTGCGAAGAACTAACCGACATGCATCCGGATAAGATTACCCGCACGGAATATCCGTTTATGAGCGACTGGCAGCTCGACGCACGACACGAAAACGAATACGCAGATACGCTCGGAGAGGCGCACGGAACGGACGGACGCAAACACAGCAAGCCGACGCGTAGAGTTCGGACAGGGCGCGAGCACTTTGCGGTGAATAAGCGTACGAAGAGTCGTAATGTTGAGCGCAAGCGCAAATATCGCGAGTTTACGAAAGTGCAGCCGGTGATTGTGCGACATATTAGCGAATTAGGAGGCGGTCAGTGATGGCGAAAAAATTAATCGGTGAATTAGAGTTGAATCGTATTTATCAGCGTGATTGTATCGAAGGGATGCGGTTGTTGCCAGACGATTCGGTGGATCTAATCGTAATAGATCCGCCTTATAATATCGGTAAGGATAAGCGTTGGGATAAGTGGAAGACCGTCGATAGTTACGTAGAGTTTATGTCGGAAGTTTTTACCGAATGTGAGCGCGTATTGAAGCCGAGTGGTTCGTTTTATTGGTTCCATAATGATATGAATCAGATTCGTAAGCTGATGGATTCACTAGACGAGGAGACGGAGTTTACTTACAGGAATTTCATAGTTTGGAATAAACGTTATAGCGGCAGCCATCGTAAGTTCTATTTTGACAACGTAGTTAAAACTGAGTCTAGTCGCAGTTACCGTCCTTTATCGGAGTATTGCTTGTTTTATACATTACAAGATGAAACTGGGATTTCTAAGAAACTACCCGCAGCTCTGAAGCCTCTTCGAGAATATATGAACCGTTATTTAGTTGAAACTGGGATGAATTTTAATCAAATAGATATAGCGTGTGGGTGGGTGCGTAAAAAGAATCCGAAACAAGGGACGGGGTTAGCTAGACATTTCTTTCAAGGTAACGGATCTTATATTTTCCCTACAAAAGACGTATTTAATAAACTACACGATATTTTCAACTTTGATAGAACATACGAATCATTACGTCAAGAATATGAGTCTCTACGTTATGTGTTTAATCACCAAAAAACACATCATGATGTATGGGATTATGAGGTTGCACCGAAACAAGGTCATATCACGCCTAAACCGGTTGAAATGATCGAAAATATCATTCGCCACAGTTCAAACGAGGGTGACGTCGTTTTAGATTGCTTTATGGGGAGTGGGACTACAGCGGTAGCGGCTACAAAACTGAACCGCCATTTTATAGGATTCGAGCGTGAATCGGAATATATAGAAATCGCAAATAAACGATTAGATAACGAAACGGAGGCAGTGTGATATGCGCTTAGTTATAAACGAGCTTGAAATTTTGTTAGAGGCGGCTGAGTTAGACGGGAACGATGTGTTAACTAAAGAGATTACGAAAGTAATCGAAATACTAAACGAGGAGGCATCGTTATGAAAATTCGAATTATAAAAACGAACAAGGATTCGGTTTGGTATGCAGATAAAATCGGCGTTGTATTCGATGTCGCGAAGGAGTTTTCGGATTTCTATGCCGTTAAGAGTACCGGCGGACGCGTTATTAAAGAAGATTGTGAAATATTTCCGGAATAACGTGTCGCTACGGAGCTCTACAGCGCAATTAACTTTCGTTTAATGACCAACGACCTTGCTCGACGCGAAAATAAGCGCCTTAGAAACCCGACATTTTGACCGTTTAGTTAGCTACGTAAGTGAACCCGAAAAAAGAGAGGCTAACAACCTCTCTTTAATAACTTTAATGGAGTTGATTTTAGTGATTAGTGTAGAGTTACCTGAAATAATGACACAATTTACAGTAGCTGACTTTTTAAAAAGAGATAAAGATTGGTTAAAGGATGAAAGTGGTCTTTACATGCTCTACGACAAACACGGAAATCTTTTGTATATCGGGATAACTAAAAACTTTAGGGATAGGTTACTAAGCCACATACGAGGTAAAAGTAACTCCTTTGTTTTTTATCGTCAAATATACAAGATAGTTTTGTATAGAGTGCGAGACAAGACTGATAGGGAGATATACGAGTCTTGGAGTATTCGAGAATTGAATCCGATATATAACAGGGCGAAGACAGTTAAGAATCAATCTAGCGTATGGACTTCAGAACGTATAAACGAATTAGAACAGCGTAGGACGGACGTATTAGAACAAATCCGTGAGATAAACGATGACTACAATGTTTTTGAATTCGACGACGAATATCATGAAGACGATTTTTATTCGTTAGGTAATGAATTAAAGAAACGACAGGTGTTAGATGAGTTAAATGATGATCTGAGCGAAATAATCAGTGAGTTACGAGGCTTGCGCGCTAGTCAATCTAGTTAATAGGAGGAATTACAATGGATAAATACTTATATTGCTACTCAACGACTTTATACCATTTCTTGATGGGGAATGGTCAACGATATATTTGCATCGGCGTCAACGAACGTACGGGCAATCGCTTTTACTTATTCGAGAAAACAAACGAACTAAGAGTGCTACTTGACGAGTACGACAAACGCAAACAACAAGCGCTGAGTTAACGATTACTCGGCGTTTCTTTTTAGTTAATTTATAGTGAAGGAGATCGATTATAGTGAACGATAACTATTACAATCATGTATTCGAAGGTGCATTCGTTAGATATCCGAATGAGGTCGCACTGTATACGATATTAGGCCATGCAAAGAAAGACGCAAAGGAACCGTGGATGGACGACGATAAAACATACGCCGACTATAAGGTTACTTGCGCTACATTAGACGTGTTTAGAGCGATATTTCAGCACCGTAATACTAACGAAGAGCATAAACACTTCGGTAAGACTTGGACGTCACAACGCCGTTTAAGTATCGAATTAGCTATGACGCCAAATACAGTCGGTAATCATGTAGCGATACTTGAAAACGTTGGACTTTTATACGTTCAAAGAAGATATCGTAATAATCGTCCGTTTCATGTATTCTCGTTTCCAGCACCGTTAAAGATAACGGAGTTTCGTCAGAGGTTTCCGTTAGCTTGCGCAGAGTATGAGCGTAAGATGATGGCGCTTGATAAGATACGAGAAGAGGAGGAAGCGATTGGTGATATCGATTTTTAATATCAGCTAATATCGATTTTTAATATCACCTGATATCGTTTTTTGATATGTACTAAGAACTATATTACTAAGAACTAAATAACTAAGAACTATAAAAGATTCCGCCTACATTCGTAGACGGTTTCGTTCTTTATTAATTACTTATAGTACTTGACGATAGACCTTAAAGGATAAAACGAAGAGATAAACGGTGATATCGATTTTTGATATCAGTAACTTTATGTACTCGATTAATCTAACGTAAAGGAGTCCGGAATATATGAACTTAGGTAAGGCGTTCGATAGATTCGTATTAATCATCGCGCTTATTGTTGCCGGCGTATTTACCGGATTAGGTTTCGTATTAGGGGCGATTATATTTTAACGGAGGTGACAACGAATGGCACTTAAACGATTATCTACCGAACACTATCACGCTATTAAACTGCTGTCACAACCGAAGCAAGGCGGTCTTACAGCGGAACAGATAGCGCAAGAAGTAGGCGTAGGTAGAACAACGATATTCAACTGGAAGAAAGATCCGTTATTTGAGCGAGAGTTAAAGCGTGAGATGGTACGTAATGCGCAGTCGAGATTACCGGAAGTACTAGATAATATCTATCGCGTCGCAGCAGAAACGGAGAATGCAGCGATGGCTAAACTCGTATTACAACTTAACGAAATGCTAACGGAGAAGCACGAGGTATCTGCCGTAGATAATACAGGCGGTGTGGATTACGATGTGATTGACGCAGAGATAGAGTCGTTTGCTAAGCGACTGGATAGCGAGGAGTCCAAGGCGTAAGATAGGGCGCACTATATAATAGTAGATACTCGGTATGTGATTGCGGGTAGGTATGAGTAGTGTATGTACTACGGTGTACTATCTACCAGCACGCATGGTCTGACAGACAGGCGCCTGAAACTTTCCGAATCAGCCATCGTTTATGCAATATCTTATGCATTATACGGCTGGTAATAGCGCATTACAAACGTTGATATGACGCATGCATAAAACAAACGATGAATGATTGCGTGGTTGATTCGTTGTGAACGTTGTTATATCAACGATTTAATAATTAATTAGATGTAACAAAAAGCGTTTGTGTAACATTCGATATGCAAACGAATGAATGCTCGATACACGACGGCGAGCCCCCAAGCCCACCCCGTCCGAATCCCGTTTCCTGACGCCAGAAAAATCGGCGTATCAAAATAACGTTTGAACTTTACGTCAGCATAAACGAAAATAAGCCCTTCCGTCAAGTAGGCGGAGGGCCTTTCGTATTTCTATAAGTTAACGCCAGCAAATACGCTGTTAACGTCGTCTTGGACGATTCCGATGTATTTAAGCGTTTCGCGTTGACTCGAATGGTTTAATACGGACATCAGCAACGTAAGATCAACGCCAGCTTTATACGCGTGGTAAGCGAATGTCTTTCTTAACGTATGTGTACCGATATCTAACGAAAGGCCAGCACGTTCAGCGGCGGCATTTAGTATACGGTATGCTTGAATTCGCGAAATGGCTTTATCGCCTTTACGGGACGGAA